ACTAAATAAATCATTTAAAATCCTCCTTAGCGTTTTCTTTAACCTTAACCAGTTTAGGCTCACCATCTGGTCTTAGCACTAACTCACCCAACCATGCGGCTACCTGCTTGTTAATCTTTTCTAATGAGGCCAGCGATTTGAGCTTTGGAGCCTCCCAAATCATTTCTGAGGGCATACCCTTCTCAACCAAAACGGCAGCCGCTAAGGCTGTATCTGAGATCTTACGATGGGTCTTTGTGGTGCCCAGAGTAAAGCCCAGTGGCACTACGCCTTCGTCTACTGCACGGGTTAACGCAAAATCTTCTACATCGTTTACCCAAGTCTTTAACTGCTGAGCCTTGACCAAGACCTCACTTACTTCGTCTTCTGTTAAGAGCGGCGGCGCTTTGAACTCTTGTCTAGCGAGCTCTGTATTGAAGTCAGAACGCGCTCTGCATTGCGCTTTTGCACGGCAGAATTGGCACCAATCGCCGGGGAGGAATTCTCCTGCTCCAGACCATGCCTTCTTTGCTTTTGGTTTGACAAAGTAGTTTGCCCAATCGACAAGTTTAGCAATGGTAGTCCCGTCAGTTGATATGCTGTCCAAGCGAGGCTGATGGATCGTGTAGGATACTTCGCGAATGTCGGGATACTCTTCTTTAAACTTTGACCATGCTCCGAGAGCGTATAGTCGTAGCTGGGTATTGTCAATTGCCGATACAGGAATTCCTTTGCCGAACTTGAGGTCGATGACACGAATGGAAGACTTAGAAAGAATGACCACGTCCGCTGTGCCAAAACCGTCGGGAACCCAATCACTAAAGTCAACTCGCTGCTCAAAGAGTGGAGTGTCTCCTTCACCGATTTGGCTACGGACATATAGTACGTAGCTATCGACGTGAGCCTCGAAATCGTCGTTGTAGTAGGGTGTGTTTTTGATGATTTCATATTCTCTTTCATATTCCTCTATTCCAATTTGTCCATAATAATGTCTTAGCTTAATCTCGCCAAGGGAGTGGGCCATCGTGCCCTCTTGACTAAAGTCAAAAGCACCGGTGCCTCGTTTTTGTTCTGGTAGTGTTGCTTCGAGTTTGGCGCTTGGTGTGCAGGATAGCCACCGTTTAGAGCCAGAAGCGGATAGAAGAGCATGCGCTGTCATTTTTGCCTTTTTAGTCTGTTTAATCGTACATATACTAATGCAAAAAAGGGAACCATTTAGGTCCCCTTTTTAGGTAAAACTGAAAAAATATATTGTTAAGCTTTGAGGGCGGTAATCAAATCACCGATCTCTTTATTAAAGTCTACCGTGATCTCTTGCTTAACCGTCGCCTTGACCTCGCGATTGTCCTTGTAGTCATCTGGGTATTGACCACGTAGCGCAATCTCAGCCACGCGGCTATTAAAGGCCTTGTTGTCGATGTTTGCTAGGAGCATCATCTCCCAAAATGACTGGCCGTAGGTAGTGGCCATATCCATGGTCTCAGCAAAGAATGGATCTTCTTGTTTCCACTTGGCTGCTGTGGCCTTGCTGATGTTGATAGCGGCGTACATGCTTTTTTGGGACGCACCTTGTTGACCGAGTTCCAAAACGGTCTTAGCCATTTCCTCAGTAAACTTCTTTTTATTCGGTGATGCTTTTTTAGCTACCACATTTCCACCTTTTTAGAGCTGCTGCTTTTCTTGTTGGTTTGCCGTTCTCGTCTTTCATCGGGCCTTTAACGCCGGACATACGAGCACAGAATGAGTCTTTGCGTGCGCCACCTTGCGGCTGTGGTGCCTTTAAATTTGATCCAGTGGCCGCGTTATACTTAGCACGACCCTTGGCTGTTAGGCCTGCGCCTTTTGATACTGGTAACTTCTCGCCACGACCTACGGCCAGTGATGGGGTTTTCTTAGTTGCCATTACTTCTTTACCTTTGCGGTTTTGGCTGCCTCTTTAAAGTTGCTGGCCTTTGGGGCACCCTTGGCGCCCGGCTTGCGCATCTTCTCACCTGAGCCCGCTTTGATGCGTTCTTGCTTTGCGTGGATGTTTGCGTATAAGCCGGGTTTAGTTGCCATGGATAATCCTTAGAATATTACTGATACGCCAGCCATCTTTTTAGCGATGTTGGCTAGTTCTTTAGTTGTGTTGCCGCTGATAAAGGTATTGATCTCAATAGCCTTGTCGATGATCTCTTCAGTTGTTGGGAACTTTGGAGCCAGATCAGCTGCTTCTTTTGATGTCTTGTTCAGCACTTCCCATGCGGCGATGTTAGCCTCATGTTGCTTGATCATTAGATCTTTAGCTGTGTTAAAAATAGAAAAGCGTAATTCAAATGGTGAAACCATGGTAAATCTCCTGTGTGTTGTGTGTGTAAAAGAACCGGATTCTATGCAGGTGTCCGGCGACCTGTGGTTTTCTTTACAACCAGTGTGTAGATAGGAGCGTCTCACGACGTGTCCTATATACAATAATGCAAAGAACTACCTAAAACCGCCCTACTTTTCGTCCGGAATAATGATGGAGCGCATCTGCTCAGCCTGAGCCTTATCCCCACCATGTTCTTTACGATAGCGTAGTGCGTCGTTTAACATCATCTTGGTCATAGCCAGCGCCTTTTCCTGATGCTCTTGTTCCATCTGAGCTGTGGTTTTGGCTGCCTTTTTCTCTACTTCGTTGATGATGTTGTTGCTGATACCCGCGTGTTTAAGAAGTTGCTTTAGGTTCATTTTGTGCCTTTGCTACAGCCGCTAAGCCCTCTTCGGCTTGCTTAACTTGTGGACCTGCTTGCATTTGGATCATGTTAATGAACGCAACAAACGTAGTGGTTGGCACTTGGTTCGGTGTGTTCAAAATATTCAACAACGCGTTTACTTCTTTTACTGACATCTCAATGTTTACTACAAAATCATCTACTGCTGGGAGCTGGTTATTCTCGCTCATTTTTTGCTACCTTTCTTTTTCTTTGGGTTTAAAAATTCGTGTACATCGCCAAACATGGCATCTCTTGCTGCTAACTTTACCGGATCAGTGCAGTACTGATTTAATTCAAATACTCTTGCCGACATATCCATTAGTGCGTGGCATCGCATGTCGTGTAGTTGCTTAATGCCAAGTAACGTGTTGGCCACCTCGTCTTCTGTCATTGGCTTTGGTGCGTCACCGTGGTGCTTATACAGTAGCTCAATGTCATCACTGGTTTGCCATACCTTGTAGATGGCATCTTCTAAATCAAAGTGGGTGTACTTTTTCATTTGAGTTTCTTTTTAGCCTTTTTAATTTCTTTATCTGCGTCTGTGCTGTACCACTTGAGAACTGTCTTAAGTGCAGGCAACAACTCCTTCCAAGCCTCAACGTCATCCTCATGCCAGCCGTGTCCGTTCTTTAGATTGTCAAGTATGGATACGTAGCTTTGTGCTAGGTTGGTTACTGTAATCTCATCACTGAAATCATCGTCAATTTCTAAAATCATACTGGCACTCCCTGTTTAAATTTCATGCACTGGTACGCCGCTAAGGTTACCTCTGGCTTAAACTTGCGCTGTGTAAACTCTTCTTTGTACTCTTGGCATAATGCTTCTGAGATAAAGTCAGGGCTTGTCATAAAGCCACAGCTCTGGCCAATACAAATTACGGATACAAACAAAAAGGCGTTCATTTGCCACACTCTGGATCAGCGCCGAGCTTAACGCGTTTCGATAGCTCGCGGTCAATATACCAACGTGCCTTACGCAGGTCTTCAATCGCGTCTTGTTTTAAATCACAACGCCAAATATACTTTAACGCGTTGCCAAGGTTAAAGCCCATGTGCTCTGTAATCTGAATGCACTCAATGCCTGAGGGATGATCTGTGTAATGTTTAGGGTGATTTACTGGATCTTGCATTTCTCATCTCCTTGATTTGTTTTTCCATAATTTGTAACTCTTCCGGGCTTTCACAAACCCAGACCCCCAATAAATCTTTATACATGCCGATGTCGATGTCTTCCACACCGCATATTGTTTCCATAACATAATGACCTTTGACTCTATGCTCTACGATGTAGCTTGTCATAGCTTTAATTCCTTTTTAATAAACTCGATACCCTTAGTGAAGTGGTACCTCCAATATTTCTCGGTTACCGCAACGTCTACATAGTTTAAACCATCTAAGAACGCTTCCACAATGAACTGTTGTTTTTGCGGCATCTTCTCAGCAATCAACCTACGAATGTCTAAGATGTCTTCCGGATCCCAAGGTAGCCAACCCTCAACAAGATTGTGTGACAGGTTGTCGCTGTCATCTTGTTCTATTGGGTCAATGTCCTCATCCGAGAGACGTGGTGCAACAGCGTTTACTTTGTGTTTTGTTTTTGTTTTAATTTTCATACCGTTGTTTTAAAAATTGCTGCTGAATAAACATTACCCATACCAGCTGCTAGGCTAAGTATGTTCGTCTCCCCACTTACTTCGGCTGCAAAAGATAGATACCTTGGATCTTCTACTGTTCTGTTCAATATGGCTGGCACTAAACCCTCTTGCATGCTGTCCAGTAACAAGCACGTCTCAAGCAAACCAGACGCGCCCATGGTGTGCCCAATACGTTGCTTGAATGACGTGGCCACAAAGTTATGCTTACCAAACACTTCAGTCAACGCGGCGCGCTCGGCTTGGTTATTTGACTTGGTACCAGTGCCGTGTGTCTTGACTACACCTATATCTTTAGCTGATATATTTGCCATGTCTAACGCGCCGTCAATTGCACGTACATAACCCTGACCATCGTCACGCTGACCGATGGCGTTGGTACTTTGTTCTGCGGCTGTGTAAGCACCTAAGAGTTTAGCCTTGGCGTGCTTAGCGTACTTATAGTTTTCAAATACGGCAAACACCGCGCCTTGACCGATATTAAAACCACCATTCACATCATCAAAAGCTGACGGGCGTACGCCGGTGTCTTCAACCTCTTTGGTGTTAACTGCCTTTGTTTCGCCAAAGAACTTAAGTACGTTGTTGCTAATGGTATCTTCAAACGATAAGACAATCACGCGATCAAACTTATACAAACGGATCATCTCGCATACGTTCATCATTACCTTGAGGCTAGACGCACAAGCACTGGCGTCTGTGATAACCATGTCTTCTGCGCCACACATCTGCGCTATACGACCGGCATATACCTGAGTAAGTGTTAACGGCAAGAAGCGGTAATCATACGTCAGGCGGTTGGCAGGTGGGTTCTTGGTGTGCATGCCAGCAAAGTGTGAGTTGCCTGCAGCCAATATAAAACCTGTCTTGCCACCACGAGTACGCAACGCCTCTAATAACTTTGGATCTAATACTTTATCTGCCAGCTTGTGGGGCATGTACGTCAGCCCCAAGTCTGTGCGAGCCAAGGTCTCTGGAAACCAATGCACGCGCTGTGGGTACGACACATCCTCAAACATCTCTGTCTGAGTTGTACTTGCTGTGCGGTAGTCTGTCAGGTAGATGTTCATTTAACGCTGTCCAAGGCCTCTTGTAGGTTTGTAGGTGTCTTGGTTGCATGCCCTTCCATAAAGACAAACATGTCGTTTACTGTAAGGGGTTGCATTGTCTTAGCAATCTCTTCCGGCACGCCGTAGATATCGCTGAGGTATATGGCCATCATCAAGAGGTCAAGGCTGTCAAGCCCTGTCTCGCTGAGTGGGTCGCTCAATGCTTCCGCTTTGGCTCCCATTGAATTAACTGGGGTCACTACATCAATCAAGCGGTTAAATAGTTCTAATTTGTCCATGGTTATAATAATGCAAAATTTAGGGCATCTAACAGGGCATCCTGCAAATTTATTTTTCCGTCCAAGACTTTGACTACCTGCTCGTCGATACTATTATACATTGTCAGGTGGTGTATAATAACCGGCTTTTCTTGCCCTTGGCGGTAAATACGTGCGTTGGCTTGGATGTAGTTTTCTGAACTCCATGGTAAATCAAACCACACCGTTTGTGCTGTGTCTCCAACGTTGCACTGTAAATTAAGCCCGATACCACCGGACTGGGGATGGGCAAGGAGCATACGAATCTCGCCACGACGCCACGCCTCAATGTTGTCATCGTCCAGCACCACAGCCTGCGGGAATTGAAGACGTATCCTTTGGAGTGAGTGTTTAAAGTGGTAGAAGACAAGTGTGGGGGAGGAAGACTCTTCCATGATCGACTCAAGATATTCCAGTTTAGCGCGGTGTATCTCTTGCGATTTTCCATCTTCGGCATAAATAGCGCCCGATGTGAACTGGAGGAGTTTCCCCGCCAATGCTGCTGCTGTTGGAGCTGTGATCTGTTCGCCACGGATTTCAGCAACCATGTTTTTTCTAAGTTCATTGTATTTTTCCTTTACTCGTTTATCTAATTCCACATTGTGAAATAACGTCGTAAGCGTAGGCAATTGCAAATAATCTTTAGCTTTAAGCGAATAACATATATCTGAAATCTTATCTGTAATAATTTTATCCGCGCCATCTTTTAATACCCAATTATAAATTACGCCAGTGTGTCGGTTACGCTGACCTGGATTCATGTACTTATCCCGAAAACGGGTAAGGCTTGTTTCTAAACGCTCACCTAAGTCTAATATACCCACCTGTGACCAGAGATCTGGCAACCCTTGGGGGGTAGGTGTACCAGTGAGTATGATACGCCTCTTAAAGCTCTTTAAATGCTTTTTTAATGCTTTAAATCGTTTGGTTGCGGGGTCTTTAAACCGACTACTTTCATCTATTACTAAGTTATCAAACTTAGCGTTTTGATCTAAAAGCCACACAACATTTTCTAAGTTAATTAAGTATATATCTGCTTTTGTATTAAGGCCAGACAAACGTTCTGTTGGACTGCCCATTATTTTACTTACTTTTAAATGCTTTAAATGCTCCCACTTTTTTACCTCTGTATCCCAAACTGTTTCAGCTACTCGTTTGGGAGCTATGATTAAAGTTGACCCCTTGAATTGCTCCGCTATTATTGTCAAAGCGGTAGCCGTTTTCCCCAACCCCGGTTCTAAAAACAACCCCGAGTTCGGTATTTTCTTGGCTTTCTCTATAATTTCCAATTGATACGGGTGAAGGTGTGTTCTTTTCATCATAATATTCCAAATATTTTACGGCTTTTTTTAAGTAATCTATGTTATCCCTAAAGCCACCAAGACCTCTGTTGCAATGATTACACAGTATTTTTCTAACTTGGTTTGTGTCGTGGCAATGATCAACATGTGTGTTTTTAGAAAAATTAAATGGTTCTTCGCATATGGCGCAACAATTGTTTTGTTTTTCTATCATTGATTTTTTTTGTTCTAACGTTATACCATATTTTCTTAAGTATTCTTCATCGGGATTTTTTTTGTGCCATTCTTTCATTTTAATTTTATTACAAGATTTACAATGGTGTTCCAATCTATCTTTGTTTGCTGAGTGTTTGTTAAATTCAGAAATGTGTTTTGTTTTTTTACAAATTCTGCATTGTTTGTTTAATAAAATCATCTATGTCTTCCTTGGATCGTAATACATGGACTGGAAACCCAGCCTCTCCTAATTCATCAAACACTAACTCTTGTCTTGCGGATAATTTACCCGTTGGTGTCTTCAGTTCTACTAGATATGCCTGCTCCGCTAGAAACACTATTCGATCCGGCACCCCCGTCACGCTGCTCAGCCATTTGTAGCAAAGCCCCGACGACTGCTTGATTCTTTTTATCAAGTATTTTTCTATATCTTTTTCTAATATTAGGCTCATCTAAAATCTTTTTAACCTCTTTAAAAATGTACTCCGTTAAGTAAGCACGAATCTCTTCGCCCGGGGTTTCTTCGCTGATGTATTCAAAGATTCTGTACACCAAATGTACTGACTCATGTACCAAAGTGCAATCCAAATCGTCGATGGCATTGAGATCTAGTATCAAAGAAATTAGTGTGCGACCTTCTGTTGTTTGAGTAGAATGCACTTCGGCCATAGCACCGCCTTCAAGATATTCAATCTTTTGTGGTACATGCTTATCCTTAAGCAATTGTTTAAAAGCCGCCTCATCTAAGCAAACATGAATGTTGGCTGGAAAAATGGGCACTTTAAAAACATAATATGGTTTAGTTTTCAAAATATTTCCTCTTCTTCAAAGAATACTTGCTTATCAATATAGGTTTGAGCTTTTTCTGTAAGCTTGATACCCAAGTATTTGTGTTGTCGTTTACCATCGATGCGGATGGCACTGGATACTACATTCTTGTCTTGTGTTGCAGCAAGGAATCTACGCTTGAAAGACAAATCATTCCCTGGATTTAATCCATGCTTTTGTGACCAACGTTTAAAGCATATGAAGGCATGATCCTTATCTACTTCGCCTTCAATGTCATACTCCATTACTTGCTCAATGAACGAACCGATTGGATTACTCATTTCTTCCATGGTTTCAAGTAATTCTTTACCGCTGGCTGGTTGCACAAAGTAACCGCCACGTTCAAGTCTTCTACGCAAACCTTCCATTGCCCAGTTAAAAATACCCGACAATTCAGTCATCAATTTGTTTGCTAGATCTGTATCTTCCTTATTGTAAAAACTTTGCGTCATCTTAAGCACCACCATACGCCCAGTTAACGCATTGGAGTTTTCTGTTAACTGTAAAACTTCATTAGAGTAAATAACAATACGAGTAGGTAGGTAACCATTCCAACTTTCCTTGTTTTTCCGGTTAACAGTAATGGTATCGCCACCCACGATGCGGAGAAGCTGAGATACAACAGCAGATCTGTTACGTTCAGGTGCTCGGGCATCAGTAAAAGAAGCGAGGAGCTTACCCAGCCAAGGTTGTAGACCAAATGTATCACAGAGTTCCTCCAGTTGTGGTGCTACGGTGTTATGTTGACCGAGCAGTGCCACTAAAATTTTGTTGATAGTTCCCTTGCCAGATCGACGAGGTCCGATAATATTAAAAAACTTTTGCTGGGCAGTATCGCCCGACAAAATATAGCCAAACATTTCTTGCAAGCAATCAATTGACTGCTGATCCAAACCCCACACATCATTTAAAAACTTGTGCCATTGTGGGCATTGTGCTGCGGGATCATACGCAAACGGCAATGAATTCTGTGTGTACAAACCTAACGAGTGTGGCAGTAGGATGTTATCTTCCAAGTGAAACAAACCATTCTTAACGCTCACCAGTTTGCTTGCCTCTGGCCTATTAGCACTGTAGCCTTCTAACCATACTGGCGGACGGGTGTTAGCTTGGTTTTGCAAGTGGGTCAATGCCTTGATGCCGTCCATCGCACCACTCACACTTGCTGGGTTTGGGGCGAACGCAACAATATTGCCTTTGCGGTCTTGTTTCTTACACTTGTCTAAAAACTTATACAATTCAGAGCGGATGGTTGACTCTTCCACCTCGGAATAATGCGTACCTTGGTAGCTAAAAAAGTCACCCGAATAATGCACTAGCTTGATACCCTCTTCAGACGAAAACTTTGATTCTAAAAATGTCTGAGCGTTTTCCAATGGTGCCGCGGATAAAATCACATCGCCCTTGGCTAGTGCCTCATTACGATTGTTTGATGACACCTTGTAAGTCAGAGTGCGTAATGTTGCACCACCACTCTTTTGACTAAAGGTTTTCCACTTGTTCTCGCAAGCATGGGTTGAGTAACTTTCTACACTACCATCGCCATATGACCAGCGATCCCACGCCTCACAAGCCTCGATGTCACCTTGAAACTGATGGTGTAGGCACATCCCCACTTGTAACCAATCTGTGTAATAGGTTGGATCAAAGTTTGGTAACAGTTCTGTTTCAACCTTTTTTTTTTTTTTTTTTTCAAGTGGCGGATTGTAATCAGCAAACGCATCACCTGTTAAGCGTACTGTACGCTCTGGGATGATGTCAGTAAAATCTTGCAGTTCAGTTGGTAACTCACCACGAAGCTTTTGACCAGTAACGGTGAAGTACCGACCCATCTTGTACACTTCAAGACCGATGCTATGGTCAACGAATGCACTAGGGATGTCGCCCAGTGTAAATATTTTGACCCCGGTTCCTGATGGGCTGATCTCCATGTAGCCATCGATCTTGTTGGCAATCGCCTCTAAGGTTGGATTGGTAAACTGGTTGGTTGCCTCATCAAAGCAATCATCCATATCAACGCCAACAATATGGTCATCCTTGGTAAATACAAATCCAATGCCGTCAAACTTGCCAGTAAGGTAGGCAGCCTCAACGGAATGAAAGTCCGTCCATGTTGACGCATTGGTTGAGCTGGCAGCCTTACCAGTGGGTTGTACTGGTAGTTTTGACCAACGCTTTGTTTCGTTTTCTCCTACTTCCACATAATTCCACAATGTCCAGCGTGGAATCGTGCGTAGGGCAAGAGGTATGTTTTGGAATAATACGGGTAAGACTTTTGGTTTCATCTGCTTTTCCTCTTTTGTGCTCTTCTACTTATGCAAATTATAGGCACTTTTGGTGGTGTGTCTATATAATTTTTTGTTATATACCATATTACTTTTAGTTATGATTCGCCACAGAAGACATAGTATCCACGGTCTAACTCACTTTATGCTATATCTTTTTATTTTATTTTAATTTAAAAAAGAATAAATTCAAAAATACTATGGATACTATGGATACTATGGATTTCCGGTGGTTTTGCACCCCATCAACCACTACATCTAGTGGTTTTGGCACAAAATGGTGCGCCGCAATACAGACAGGGAAGACAGGATGCAGCGCAACAATTTATTTTACCACTTCAAAATTCTGTTTTTTGGCCATACCATAGCTCCATTTTCGGAATGCCTCTCGGTTTTCACTGGTTTGCTCATCTGTAGGGTCCCACAACGCTTGGAACTCAAAACTACCCAGTTCGTTGTAAAATTCAATGCAAGTAAGGTTGCCCTCTTTGTCCAGTATTTCAGTTGGTATTACTTTCACGATAGCTCCTTAATTCGTTGCCCAATCCATTTCATGACGGGTACTGCCATAGAATTGCCCATAGCCTTGTAACGAGGTCCATCGGGGCATTTATCTTTGATGTTGGTATAGTCATCGGGGAATCCTTGTAATCGTTCACATTCAATCGGTGTAAGCCTTCTGACTGCCATGTTTTGCATCAATTTAGGTCCACTGGTGTTCGTGCCACCACAAGCCTCTGTCAAGGTTGCAGTCACATCACCATCAATTGCTTGGTTATATACATCAACTGCGTATGCCGTAGCCACTTGGTTGTCCCCCATGTGGGCACGCAAAGTTGGTGTTTTGTTCTCAACAAAACGATTAGGACTGCCTTCGCGCTTAGCAATCCCGGGTTCAAACCCATACGCCACACCATGCACGCCAGTAGCATTTAGTGTGTACATAGGTCCACCTTCGGTAAAGCCATTACCATTGCCACCGTTCATGGGCTGACGGCCTATAGTATTCTCAGCAAGGGCGATTGGTACATTGCCACCACCAGTACCCCACCTTGCAGTTACTGTGGTACATATGTCACCCATTTCTTTGACACGAGAATCAGCGGGATGGTTTTCATAAACCACCAACCCTCTGCCATCTTTCATGTCTTGATTGCCAAACCCTTTGTAGTCACGAGCCATCAGCGTTCCGACTGTGTCTTTTCCATCGGGGGCACAAGGAATCAAGGTGTTGGTTGTAGGGTCGTGTCTTGTTTTGGTTGAGATTGCGTGGGCAAGTCTGCTACTGATTTCAGAGCTTGTTCCAGTAGTGGTGGAAGAGTTTTGTTTCTTACCTCTGCTCGTCTTAGAATTCCCGAGCAAGCTTTCTGACTCAAAAAGAACCTTTGCGGGACCGATCCAGTTTCCAAGACATCCAACAACGAAGACTCTTCTGCGCCGTTGTGGAATTCCAAAGTGTTGAGCGTCAAGCACCCGATATGAAAACCCATACCCGAGTTCGACCAACGCCCCGAGGAAGGCACCAAAATCCCGTCCTCCGTTTGAACTGAGGACACCTGGCACGTTTTCCCAAACGCACCACTGGGGTCTAAACTTGTCAAGAATTCCAACATAGGTAAGCATGAGGTTACCTCTTGGGTCTTCAAGCCCTTTTCTGAGGCCAGCGACACTAAAGGATTGGCAGGGAGTTCCTCCCACGAGAAGGTCGATTGAATCATTTAATTTCCACTCCTTATATTTAGTCATATCGCCCATGTTGGGCACATTTGGGTAATGTTTTGCTAACACTTCACTTGGAAATTTTTCAATCTCCGAAAACGCTACTGGCTCAAAGCCCAAGTTATGCCACGCTACTGTGGCAGCCTCGACCCCCGAGCATACTGATAAGTATTTCATATCAATGCCTCTCCTAATTGCTTGAATGATTCAATGAATCGATTCACTTTTACTTGCGGGTTGATTTTGACCCATAGGGTCGAATCACTTTTGGCATGGTTGTACGCATCCCACTTGCTATCGTGACATCGCACTATGCCCATCTCATCACGCACTTCATATCGAAACTGTTTCATTTCTCCTCCTTGAAAAATGTATCGAGGGTTTCAACCTCGGTTGGTTCATCCCAGTTATCTGAATCTCCGTAATCGCCTCGGGTTGCCCTAAGACGCTCTTCATGGCGGTATCTGGGTTCAATCGCCCACCATGCTGCACTTGCCTCATTGTATTCTATCCACTCATCGTTTACTATGAATAGTGGATGGTTCAATCCAGCGATATGTATACTATCAGTAAAATCACGATGAGGTATATAAGCATTTCTAAAATTTTCCTTGGTTTTTACTAGTTTGACCCTGTCACGAGCGCGAATAAATCTTTTGTAAGCACGAATCTGTTCTTCAGTCATCTTGTCCTTCTTGTTCTAAATGTTCGGAATTAAATATCTCTAAGCTTACTGGCTCTTTACTGATTATGGAATTAATGTATGCAATGCGAGTGGCTGACACTCCCAGTTTATCGGCCAGTTCCTTGGCCGTTGGTTCACGCTGAAGGGTTTGACTGAGCATCCGTTCTGTGTAACGAATTCGTCTGATCTCTTCGGTAATGTTTACTGGTAATCGAATAATGTTCTTGGTATTGGCAACACCCCGATTGACATCGTAGTGTATGAATTTCTTGGCATAGGAGGCAAACCGAATTTTACCCATCGGTTTCCAGGATTGGGCTGCATGGAGAAGAGCCTCGTTCCCAAACGACAGAAGATCCTCCATTGGCATATTAGAATGCGCCCAGTTAGGCATCTTTTTAATGACAGATACTACAAATCTTAAGTTATGAGTGACAAGCTTTTCAAGGGCAAACTCATCGCCTTGCGCGATAAGAATCCCTAGCTTTGCCTCTTCCTCAAGGGTCAGCGTAGGGATCTTGTATAGCGACTGCATATAATCAGTCAATGCATTTTTGCGGTTTCTCAATGGGTAATCTCCAATTGGAATGGGGGTTAACCATTATAGCATATTTCTGCGTAGTATGAAGTCTTTCTTTTCCATGTAACGCACATTGCCATTGGAATCACGAAAAAAAACCACCTTGTTACCAAACCAGTAACACCCATAAGCCTTGTCACCTTTTTGATTGGTAGCATATGCCTCGGGGAGTGTCTTATCGTATCGGCATGGATTCTCGGTCAACATGGTCCAACCACCAATCGTGTTGGGAGCAAATGCATAGTACTCGTCAGCATAGGCTGGATGAAAGGAAGTTAGGATGAACGCAACACTTAGGGTTTTTAGCATGGTTCAATCACAATCTCGCTCGTTGACAATCTGTGCCGCCTCTTCC